TTACATGTAAGTCTGCACTTCATCCTGCTGAAATGCTATGCCCTGGGGGCTGGTGGTGTTGTCTTCACAAATATGATTGGGGCATTGATAAATCCAATAAAGGAAAAATCAGTTCCGCATGAAACGTTTGCAAGGAGTATAGGCGCACGAATTGATCGATCAGCCCCAGCAAACCAAAGCTGAGGGTTGTAAAAAGTGTAATCCAAATCAATAGAATCCGTACTAGTATCATAAATCCCATCTGCTCCTGCAACAGCACCCAATCGTGAACTCGGGGCAGCATTGCGAACAAAAGATCGAATGCAGTCGTTCGTTGGTAAAAATTTGTATCTCGAATACTGAGGCACATCGACAGCAACAGAACTTGCGAACGCAATTGAATTAAGTTCCGCGCCCCGAATCAAACCCCTTCCACGATTAGAAGGTTTTGCAATAGAATCAAAAGCAGTTTGACTGTACGACGCATTTGCCACTCGAGGAGTCCACATCGCATCACTCGTATAATCATTTGATCGAGTCACTGTCACGGACAAAAGTATCGGTATGTTGGGCAAGTCAGTCGAGGCAGCTGGAAACATGGCTGGAAGGTCAGAATAAATCTTCCACCGAAAGGAGCCCCGATAACCAGCGAACATCGCTTTGAGAAATACATAAGGCGACATTGCAACATAGTTATAACCAATGTTCTGACCACCCACAACGACGTTCGATAATTCAAGATTATTCGCAAATTTAACAGCTGTATTGTCTGAAACACGTGACGAACTAGTTCCAAACGAATGTTCACCAGGAGATAAAGGCTCACGCGGAATAGTTAAACGACCGGCTAAAGCTCCACCTCCACTCTGCCCTGATAAAGTAGTCGCAGGAGCTGCCAATGCTGTGTACTCAGAAGATCGGTGCAACAGAACACGTAACGATACTACCTTCTCACCATTATAAATCTCCGAATTAAAAGGTCTATGGTCGGATGGTACGTCTCCTGATGTTGTAACAAAATCGTGACTAAGTGTCAAATAATTCAGAGAAGCTACACCCGGCCGGATATTGCCAGTCGCTATGAAAGTTCCTGGTGCGCAAGGCTCGGCCAATTCCAAGCCCTCAATTGAAGTAAAGCACAAAATACGAACACCTACTGCATTTGGCCCAAGAAGCTGATTCAAAACTTCCATCTTCACTTGTCCGTTATGGTAATTCGGATCAACAACACGAAGCGAATTGGCAGCCCCGGCAACACGAAAATTATAGGTAGTCAACTCTGTGCACGAATATTGCGGGTGTGCTAAAGCTAACATCTCGGTAGAAGCAGTGAAAGGAACTTCAAATTCAAAATTCTTTGACTCTGTGATGTCCCACACCTTCGAAAAGATAAATCCCTCTTTAAATGGCACGGATACACTTGAGTCATAGTAAAAACGCAATCTCCCTCGATGAAATTGAGAAGCAATTGCTGTGAAATGATAACGTACCTTCCCTCTCCATTGGCCAAACATAGATGAAATATAGCAAGCCGGAGTGCTAGTAACAGCATGAGTAACACCAGAAGCAGACCCAGCTAACGACTCTAACAAATAATACTCCGGCGTTACGTTGGCAGTAAAAATAGCAGTGCCCTTTGGATTGCCAATAGTCCATTCAGCCGTTCCCAAATACGTTTGTGCCTTACCAAATTGGGCAACCTCCAATTCATCACTCCATGATTCAGTAGGCGCCATTGTAAGACCGGAATGTGTCGCTAAGCCTAAATACCGGGAATTTGAATTAACCTCCGGCGAAGAAAAAGCCGGCATTGGTGTGATCTGCATAGAAGTGGCTGGTTTCTCATCGGGTTCATTCGACATACCTAAAAGAGACATAACCTTTGCCGATGCCTTACTAATTGCACCCGCTTTGGCTAAATAGCCTCCTATGATAGGCACCGTCTTACAAGAAGCCATAGCTTCACCGACAGCTGATGCAATCCCAGAAGTTAGCACCAGGCTAGGCCCCTCAAGTTCAACGTCTGTCATCCAAGCAAAAACATTAATTGTAACAATTCCGCCGGTCAAAGACTGAGCGACTTGCAATGGGACAGCTGTATTGAACAGCAGAGAACCAAACTGGTACAACTCTAATGAGTTATTAGCGAACGAATTATCAACATAGGGATAAGAACGTAATTCAATGAATTCTTTTGGGTACAGAAAAGGGATCTCAAAATTTAAAGTATTGCAATCTTGCGGATACAAAAATCCATTCAATCTCTGTGTACTCCGCATCAAAGCGGACTGAGTTCCTTTCCCAAAATCACCATATGCTGATATGCTCGCCCCGGAAAATGAGTTAATACAATCGTAATTAATCTTACCTACTGTTGAATTTCCTTGCTCCGTTGTTAATGGAGCCCAGGAAACGTTCAATGCACCAAAATGGAAAGGTGACGCATTTGCTTCAATCTTTAGGTGAAGATTGCCTCTCAGCCTACTATATCCCTTCAGCTTATCCCAATTAGAAGTAAGGGAAGGGTCGAAAAATTGAGCTAATGGAGAAATCTGTGTATTGATAGTTCCCCCCTCTACCCAAGGTAAAGTCTGAATAAGCTGAGGTCTAGAAAACCACTCAGTAATAGAGGCTTTAACACCTGACACCAACGGAATAATGTTGGTACCAGAGTCTATAACATCTTCTACTGGATCATCAAAAGTAATAATTTGGTCAGCAGTACTATTTGTAAAATCGAGATTTTGTACTAATTACTCGAAGTTGTGTGTTCCTAAGTATACCACTCTCAAATTTAGAGGATTGCTCATGGTAGTTTCTTGATCTGTCCTCTCACCACTCCGGAACAAATGGCTAAGTAACTACAAATCAAAGACTAAGAAGATAAACAAAGTTTGCCGATAGCCAAAAATTCCCCACTTTTCATAATCGCTTGGGGTTTGCGAAATTACACAATCCTGATTGATCTTTTCCAAACCAGAGATCCACTGGGTTCCCATTTTTCTAAAGCGGCTGGGGAACCGCATTACGAAAGAGTTTCTAAGAGGGGCCACTCGGAAGGGGGGATTCATCATCACCCCCCTCCGGCCCATCAATGAAGTAAAAGCCATCAAAAGCGCCGACATTGTCAGGTTCATCCGAATCGATAAACCTATTATCCAATAATGGAACAACGCCGGCGCCCGCAGGCTGATCTTCGGGAATCCTCCGCATGAAATAAACCCACGCGGATTCCTGGATAGAAACCCATCGTAAAAATCCGTCTGTAATCGTCCGACGTATAAAAGTCAAACCATGGTACATAAACTCGCGATTTGCCGCGTTAAAAACGTTAGGCCACTCAGCATTATACGTGACATAGTGACTTCCAGATGTCTGAGTTAGCCTAGCTTGTCTAAACAAAGTGTCGAAACGAGCTACATCGGCATCAACAAAACGATCACGAATTTGCTGTCTTGGGTGAAATTTATCAGTGGGCCAACCTGCGACCTCACAGTAGTCGAGGATATCTTTATGAACCCTCGCGCACTGCACGTCGTCGTAATGACAGGCATTTTCCCAAATCGAGACAAAAGTGGACAATCCATGATCCATGTCCGTTTCATGAGAAGCCATCCAACAATTAAAAGTCTTAGAAATAGACGAAATATCAAGAGGAGCAAAAACATAGCCACCTCTCTCCACAAATAACCTTTTCAAAAATCCAACGTCCTCATGAACATCAAATTTCCTATCAGGTTTAGGTTCCGACTTATCTGCAGGAGTGTACTTCACACCTATTGTTGCAAGTTGGACATGAATGGCCCAGAAATCAAAGTTAGTTACGCTAGTGTGCACGGCAATGAGATTATCGTCGCCGTAAGTCATCATGCGAATTTGAACGAAAAAGACGGATACATCATTGCCAACCCCAACCCAAACGTACATAATAAACAAAATGTTAACAATACAGTTCACATGCACAGTCAAAGGATTACCAGAAGGGTTAGTACCTGCAATCGAATAGATATCTCCATCAATAATAACGGTGGGATATATCGCCTCAGCAGCCCAAGATCGACATGCTTGAAGTTCCTCTTCGGAATAATTACCTGAAGCCTCAAGAAGAGATATAATAACTGCATAGGCTGCGCTCGTAAATACTGGTGACATATTCTGATCAAAATTCGAATAATCACCTGCAATCAACCGATCCTCACCAAAAATAGTTATAAATCTCCATAACAGGCCCCAGATCTTTGAAGAGCAATTCATACCAACAGCTGCCCATGAAATAAAGGGGTTGCGCTGAGCAATACGAATATAAGAGCCAAACAACATCCGGCCGCCTAAAATAACGTATAAATTAGCTGCACAAAACATGCGAGGGCCGCGTGTCTGATTCTTCTCAGGAGAAATTGGCTCATCCTTTTGAGTTCCCTTGTAAGGATAATTAAGGGGACACTTCTCAATCAAACACAAGAAATAACGACAAAATTGTTGTTGCATTTCGTCAGTCAAAAAGTACTCGTATCCGCTTGCTCGAACTTCAACTGGTACAGGTCGGACCTCCAAAAGGTCAGATTTCCGCGTATTCCACGGATAACCAGCACTTGTATCCATCTTCAATCTCTCAACCCACGTGACCTTGTCATTACCATTAATGGCATCTGCCAGGCTAAGTGTGCTTAACAATTTTAACTCACTTCCATAAGCTTTAATCCAATGATCTGATAATACGGTCGATATCTTATCAACCCGATCAACGTCAATCTCTGAACTGATCTTGCTAATTTGAGTTAAGTAATTGCGTTTAGATTTCCAATCGAAAACGGGCTTCTCCTTATCACAAATATACCCTCTCTCTCGAAAGAAAGATCTGTAGGGAGGGTGAGCAAACTTCGAAGAAGGACTACCAACAGCTTGCTGAAGAGTCATCATAAACTGAAAATTCCACTGCTCTAAACCAGGGAATAAAAGCGGGCAAGAACGAGTGGGAGTCGCAGTCACAGATGGGTATTGTTGATTCTCATCGACGACAAAATCTCGAGGTACATCGGAGAACTGATTAAGTTTCGACTTCTTTGATAATTTGTTGATGGCGTCCTTCAATTGAGTGCGCCCAATGAATGTTGTCAAAACGAGTGAGAAATCGTCCTTATCAGCCATCGTCTGAATTCCTAAAATACAAACACCGCTCGAACTAGAAACAAAAGTTGATCCACTCATACCTTGAGGGGACTCTCCCTCCGCTCGCCCGAAAAATGAAGGGCAATTCATATAACCAGGAGGGAAATCAGGCCCAAATGAAGAGACTCTCTCCACCCAATTCTGAAAATTATTTGTACCAGCAGGGCTAACCAAATGAGCGGCACCGACACACACATCAACTTGCCTCCCATCGGTTAGTGTGACCTTTCGCTTCTTAAAGAAATGGTTCTTCTCGACAAAATAATCGACTAATGAACGCCGAGAAGTCATGGACGGAATAATCACTAGAGCCCAATCCTCTTCAACGTTCATCAAAAGATTAGAATCAGAAATAGAAAATGATGCCTGAATCGCTTTACCGTCAACAGAAGAAGGAAAGATGGCTACGCCAGATGTCGCAACGCGCTTTGTCGACTTTGTAGAGTAGTCATAAAAAGCATGGGCACAGGTCAAAACCATATTCCCACCAATAGCTAATCCCTTCAGATACGAATCAGCCATACCAGGTCGAACTATCTTCAGATTACAGGTATTTCGCCTGATATTGTTCTCCATAAAAGTCATACCAGAACCGCCTGCAAGACATCGGCTAGAATCAGTTCGAGTATCCATAGGTGGGTCGGCATTATACCAAGCACTCCTAGAATCTTCCTGAGTGGCTGGTTGCGCACCAACACCGGGTAACTTAAAACCCTCTGGTATGGGCACGGGGGGTTTAACCACAGTCTCATCAATTGCAGGCTTGGCCTTTTCACCAGGCAACACAAAACTATCTGGAATAACCTTCGGAGCTTCGGACACTGGAACATCCATAGGCGCTAAAGGCGCTGTCGCAGAAGATTTCTCCTCATCACCACCAGTAGAAATCAAGGTAGTTGACAACATCTTCATAGCCGGGGAACGAGCCATTGTAATCAGAACAACAATTAATAGCAACAATATTGTGTTCTTTCCCGTTGCTACCGATTTAATTTTTCGCTTCACTCTAGACAGGCATGCTCGCAAAAACGCAGTTCTCGTAAATCCTCCCCAAGCAAAAATGCCGAAGAAGACTGAAAAATCACAAATTGAACTATAAGCTCCACTGCACAAACGCGAGAACATCCAATACGGTAAATAAAAAGAATCAGTTACTGAACAGGCATCTCGCGTAGTAATAAACCACTGCTTACACAGAGAAACTAAGAGGAAAAGTGCCGCAAACAACCAAAACAAATGGTAGAAAAAATGACATATCATATAATAACAAATCCTGTAATAGTCGATATAACCAAAGTAATGGAGTATAGACCAGCAGAGAGAAAAAAGAACTCCCCCTACTAACAAAGAATAGTTATCAACAGCTTGTACAGCTTCTTTCTGGCGCTTCTTCTCCTCTTCCTCAACAGCAGATGCATCATCAATATCCTCAATAAGCACAGGGTCTGTAAGGGCAGTTGGAACAAGTTGGCCAGCGCCAAGCAAGCGACTGGCCCATGTAGCAGGTTGGACTGGTATAACCGGATTTGGCACAGCAGCCACTGGAGCAGGGGCAGGAAATCGGGGGCGGAGCAATGCATCCATGGCTGGTTGGCACACTCCTAAACAAAATGGCAACTTGCAAAACTCACACAGGTCGAGCTTCTTGGCACCAGTATGTGCCTCCATCACCCTCTTCTGAGCTTTCGTATGTTTATCGAACTCATCTTTCACATATGCTAAATAATCTCGCAAACTAGAATCAGTGTTGAAAACCAAAAAGGGGGTAGGATTAATCACATCTCCCGTCTCATGGATAGTAAAATTCCAATAAGGCGGAAATTGTTCATTATACTCACCATCGCCCATACCAGGAGTTGCAGCAACAATATCCCAAAAGCGCCTAATCTTTCCGGCGTCAAGCCTTCCTGACTGATCAGCAAAAGCTGGCTTCACTGACATCACCGTCCACACATGGAAGCGACGATACACTGCAGCAGGGAAGGAAAAAATGGTATGGGCATTCAAATCAAACATGTTCGATGTAGCGATAACAGCAATTGAAGTAACGCACTGCGTGCCCTTCTCATCCGCAATAGCCATGGGGGGCACATAAGGAGCATTGTTGCTCACTTGAAGAATATCAACTAAAGACGTATCAGGAGTTTTAGATTGAGGGTGAATAGCTCCAACATCATCAAACAATATGTATGGTTGTCCAATAAATGTATCCCAAAAGACAGTCAAAGGGTTGCGGGAGAAAACTAATTCGGCCGTATGCTCCATTCCTTCCAAAGCGGAAATATACGCAAATAGCAAATTCGAAACATTAGATTTTCCAACGCTAGTTCCACCAGTTAAAGCGATTCCAAATGGTTGTCTCCTATACTTTTGCGACATTATCTTTTTCGCCAAAACTGACTCAAAAGTCACCAATCGATTTTTCAACTGTTTAAAT